ATGGAGATGAACGGTATTTGTATCAACCATGATTATTACACAGCTCAACAACATCATCTTGATAAGAGAATGAACAGGGAGCTTGATAAGATACAAAACAGTAAGGAGGGAAAATTATGGTTTGAAAAGAAAAAGAAAAAATTAAATCCTAATTCTCATGTTCAGTTGAAGGAATTATTATTTGATATATTGGATTATACATCCAGCAAAAGAACAGCGAAAGGGAATGAATCAACAAATAATGAATCCTTGGAGGAAATAAATACCCCATTTACTAATATGATTCTGAGATATAAAAAATTGGATAAAATACAATCCACCTATTTGAAAAATTTTATTAGCAAATCATACAACGGGAGATTGCATCCATCCTTCAATTTGAACACGGCTCGCTCATACAGGAGTAGTAGCAGTGATCCTAATTTTCAGAACATACCTATCAGAGATGAGGAGGCGCAGAGGATTACACGAGCAGGGATAATCCCCAGTCCGGGAAATCAATTATTGGAGGTAGATTACTCTGGTATTGAGGTTTGTATCTCTGCTTGTTATCATAAAGACCCCGCTATGATTGAATATATTAAAAACCCTGATTCAGATATGCACAGGGATATGGCTGCTGAAATATTTATAATGGACAAAAAAGATATTTCAAAACACCTCAGATATCTAGCAAAAAACAATTTTGTATTCCCTCAATTCTATGGAGATTATTATGGAAATTGTGCTCAGAATATCTGGAAAAAAATAGGGGTGGATATAAAAGAACATTTAAAATCTGAAGATATCAGAAATTATCCTAAATTTGAAAAGCATATGAAGGATATTGAAAATAGATTCTGGGAAGACAAGTTTCCAATATATACAGAATGGAAAGAACGAACATGGGAAGATTATCAAAAAAATGGATATATAGAATTTCTAACAGGATTCAGATGTACAGATGTAATGAACAAAAAAGAAGCCCTGAATAGACAGATACAAGGTACTGCATTCCACTGTCTATTATATAGTTTGATTAACATAGGATATTATCTACAACTGAAAAAATTTGATACTAAAATGGTAGGACAAATTCACGATTCCATCCTATTTGATTTGGTACCTGATGAATTAGAACCGGTAAAAAAAATAATAAGAAAAATATCATGTGAGGAAATCAGAGAGGACTGGGATTGGATTATTGTACCATTGAATATCGACGCAAAAATATCGGCGATAGATGGTAATTGGAGCGAAATGGAGGATACTAATATATGAAAAAAATACCTTGTGATGTGTATAGTAGAGTAGTAGGATATTATCAACCTGTCAGATTTTGGAATCCTGGTAAACAGGAGGAGTTCAAAGAACGTGTACCGTTTGATTTATCAGGAAACAAATTCAAGGAGAAATTTAATGCCATTACACATAGAATACAGACCAAAAACCCTTGATGAATTCATAGGAAATAAACCTACTGTAAACAGTCTGTCTTCCGTATTGAACAGGGAAGATAAACCTCATACGTACCTGTTTTCCGGCCCATCAGGTTGTGGAAAAACCACTTTGGCCAGAATAGTAGCAAACGAGATAGGATGCTCTGAACATGATTTTATGGAAATAAATTCATCCAATAATAGAGGGATTGATACAGCTAGGGAAATTATTTCCAATATGAAATTTTCTCCTATATCTGGAAAGGTAAAAATATATCTATTGGATGAGGTGCATCAGACAACAAAGGATTTTCAAAATGCATTATTAAAGGCTTTGGAGGACACCCCTTCTCATGTATATTTTTTGTTGTGCACTACCCAACCTGATAAACTACTAAACACGATTATAAATCGCTGCTCTCAATTCACAGTACAAAAATTACCTACAAATAGGATTATCAGATTGCTAATGTTGGTGAGCAGAAAAGAGGGAATCATATTAGGACAATCTGTATATGAGGAAATAGCCAGAGCCGCAGAGGGTTCCCCAAGACAAGCACTTGTAATACTAGACCAGATACGGGGATTGAAAGAGGATGAAATTGAAATTGTTATTAGAGAATCCCAGATTGAAGAGAAACAGGTGATTGATTTGTGCAGAGCATTGATGAGCAAAGAGAAATGGAAAACCATATCAGAGATATTGAAGGGTATTGAAACTGAACCAGAAAAGGTACGATATGCAGTACTAGGATATTTTACATCTGTTTTGCTAAACAAAGGAGATTCATATTCAGCACTGGTAATTGATTGTTTTAAAGAACCATTTTATAATGTAGGAAAAGCAGGTTTAGTAGCAGCATGTTATGAGGTGATTTATGGTTAATAAAAAATATTTAAAAATTTTAAAAATTCTTTATAATAATAACATAAGGAGAAAAAATAATGGAAGCAAATGAATTCAGATTCAATCTTGGAAGTGAAGTGAAGGACAAGATTACTAAATTCAAAGGAATTGTCCGAGCAAGAAATCAATATCTAACAGGTTGCAACACCTATGGGGTGCAGGCAGAGGGTTTGGACAAAGATGGGGTTCCAAAGAAATGGGAGTGGTTTGATGAAGAGCAGTTAACCCTCATCAAAGATAAAAAGGTTTCCTATTCTTATAAAAAGAAAATCAAAGCAGAAAGAAAAAAAAGAACCAAAGGTGGCCCTCATTCACCAGACCAATATCCTTGTTGAGGAGAAAAAATAATGCCAGAAGAAAAATTCAATTACGAAGCAGATCTTGAAATTGATCAGGACTCCCTTGATAGGGAATGGCTCAGGCAACCTCATCTATTCATGAAATATTCAGAGCTGTCTGCTGAAGCGAAACATAAAATGGATAGAGCCGCCGAAAAGGTGAAAACGGTACGTTCCCAATTGATTCTACAAGCAACTGAGGGTGGAGAGGAATTGATGGGTGTGAAAGCCAATATACAGACAGTAGAGGCATGGTTCAGAACCCAGGACGATTACAAAATAGCCAAGCAGGAATTTAATCAAGCAGAGTATACATACAATATATTACAGGGGGCTGTGTTTGCATTCCAACAGAGAAAAACAGCACTGGAACGGTTAGTTGAATTGTGGAAGGGAAGTTATTTTTCAGCTCCCAGAGAAACTCCATCTGATGATGGGAAATCTATTGTTGACCAAGCCCAGGATAGGCAAAGAGAAAGATTAAGCAGAGGTAGGGGATGAAAGTAATATTAAAAATAACAGCTATGTGCTATAAATGTAATGGTACAGGGAAAATAAATAGTTATTTCTCTTCACTCAGAAATGTCTTTAAAAAAATAAAAATATCTTGTCCCTACTGCAATGGTACAGGGAAAATAATATCATATGAAAAAATATAATTACAGGAGAAATAAATGAGTAAACTTTCCAAGAAAGAACGCAGAGAAGCATTGAGGAAACGTCAGCAAGACAACATCAATAACAGAGAGAAAGGAGGTACTGGAAAAGGGATTCTCGATCTCTCTGATTATGACAAGGTTGAATTTTACAAACCAAAAAAGGGCAGAGGATCAATTGACCTGCTCATGTATGAAGTATCCACAGATAACCATCCACAGGGAATCAAACCTGGATATCCGGATTATCTTCTTGATGTATGGGTTCACAGGTTTGTTGGGCCTGATGAAGTGTCCATTATTTGCCTGAAAAAGACATTTGGAAAGCCCTGTCCAATCTGTGATGAAGCATCCAATATGAAAATATCTGGTGCAGATGAGGACACTATAAAACAATTGCAACCTCAGAGGAGATGCATCTATAATGTAATTGACTTGGACAATGAAGATAAAGGGATCCAACTGTTTGAAATATCCTATTTCCTATTTGAACGAGAATGGTTAGAAGAAGCGGAAGCATATGAAGATGAAATTATTACCCCTGCTGATTTGGAAGATGGGAGAACCATATCCTATAGAGGCAGTGAAGAGAAGCTGGGGAAAAATTCATTTATCAAATTCAAATCCATATCGTTTGAAAAACGAGAACTGTATCCTGAAGATTATCTGGATGAGGTATATCCTCTTGATGCCATGCTTATTATTCCTACCTATGAGGAAGCAAAAAACCAGTTCATGGGAGTGGCTGCAGATGATGAGGAAGAGGAGGAGCAGCCTAGAAGAAGTAGGCGAAGGAGGAATGAACCCGACGAGGATGAAGAGGAATCTAAACCTAGAAGTAGGACGAGAAGAGAAAGAAAAGAACCTGAACCAGAGCCAGAAGAAAAACCAGCAAGAAGACAGAGAACGAGAAGAGAAAAAAAAGAGGAAGAACCTACAGAAGAAAAGAAAATAACAAATAGTGAATGTCCCTATGGTTATGATTTTGGACATGATTGTGATGAGAAAAAAGAGTGTATGGAATGTGATGAGTGGCAGAGGTGCGCTGACGAACAGGATAGGCTGATAGCCTTGAGTAAGGAAAAATGAGTAATATAAAATATCACAATTATATCACAACCACAGAAGCCATGAAGATAGCAGCTGAGAAAGGGCATGAGGTTTGTAGAGCTACTATGATTAAATGGTTTAGAGATTTTGATATCGGGAAAAAAATAGGTGGGATGTGGATTGTGGACAGAGATGAACTGGAAAAACTATTAGATGGAGAATACCACTATGATTAGACGTGGAAGCAAAGAAGAATCTCTGGTAGAGCAGATAGTTAGAACATCCACTCAAAAACATATTGATAATCCTCCTAAAACAGATTTATTCCCTACCGGATGCACTGTATATAATTTGGCACTTGGTGGTGGTCATCCGGTAGGGAAAATTATTAACATCGTAGGGGACAAAAGTACAGCAAAAACATTATTGGCCACAGAGGTTGTAGCATTGGCCAGAACATTATATGGAGATAAATTTGAATGGTGGTATGATGACGCTGAGGCTGGATATTCTCTCCCTGTTGAGGAGGTGTATGGATTCAATATTATCCCTGATGAGATGATTGCCTCCGAAACTGTTGAGGAATTTGGGAGAAATATCGAACGAAAATTAGACCTGCTTGATGATGGAAAATATTTTATCTATGTACTGGATACTCTTGATGGATTGCCATCTGAGGCTGAGATAAAGAGGCAAGACAAAATCAAAAAATTATTAGAGAAGGGTAAAGAGATTGATACAGGTACATATGGATTAAACAAACAGAAATATATGTCTGAATTTTTCAGAACACTATGCAGGAAGATAAAAAGGAAAAACTGTTTGTTGATAATTGTGTCTCAGGTGAGGGAAAATATTGGTGTTACATTCGGAGCAAAATACGTTAGGATGGGAGGCAAGGCATTGGATTTCTATGCCTCCCAAGTCATCTGGTTGGCTGAAGCAGAAAAACATTACAAAAAGGACAGAGCTACAGGAATAACTATCAAAGCAAAGATTACAAAAAACAAAGAGGGAAAACCTTTCAG